CCGCCTCCTCCGCCACCATTTCCTCTACCACGAGGAGGATTAGTAGGACCACCACCTGTATTACCTCCACGACCACCCCCTTTACCACCACCACCGGTTATTGCACTTTTTAACAGTAAGGCTTGTAAAATATCATAAAGCAAAGGATTATTATTTAAAGTGGCGTTAAGGATATTTTGATTAATGTCAATTAGAGTATTTAATTTTTCATCTAAACTATTAAGTCTGCCAGGTCTTGAAGCTCTACCTGGCTGTGCTTCTGTATTGTCATTTGTTTGAGATTGAAAAGAATCAGCAAATTGTTTAAAAGAAGATTTAAATGAATTAAAATAATTCTTCACAGTATCATTTAATTTAATTTGTTCTTGTGTATTTTCAATTATTTTTTCAGAAGCTTCACTCAAATTCTCAGCTGCTACTTCTATTTTTTCAGCTGCATCTTGTTGCGCATTTGCCGACTCACTTTGGGCAGTAATATTTTTTTCCTCAGCTTCTTTTATTTTTCGAAGAAGATTTTCAATTTGAGATTTACCCTCTGGAGTATTAGAATATTCCCTAGAAAAACCTACATTACTTCCAGTGCCGGTTGTAATTTTAGGACCTTTAGCCATTACGTCTCTTTCTTTCTTCTTCTAATTCTTTAATATGTTTCATTAAAAGTTCCAAGAATAAATCTCTTTCATAAGGATACATATCATATACCTCTGTTAATGAGTATTTATGGTGTTGAACTAAAGAAAAAAGGGTGTTATAATAGACCGCAATATTACTATATCCGGTCATTATCGAAAAAAATTGTTGAGACCTTTTAGCTTAACCTCAAGCATTTTACCTGATTTATTCTTTAGTTTTACATCATGTTCTATAGATGGCATAGTTTCAAAAAAATTGCGAATTTTTTCCATACTTTCTATAGGTAGACTATTAATAAAATCATTTAATTCTTGTTCTGTAAAATCTGTATAAACATTATCTTCATCATAAATTTTATCAATACATTTAAATAATATTTCAATAACCGAGTTATCTGCATTTTCATTGACATTCATCACACTGATTTCCTTAAGTGTAGGATATCTCATTACAACACCAATTTCTTCTGTGATATTAAATTTAGATTTATGATCAGGATTTATAATTACTTGTATTTCATCTAAATTCACTTTAAACTTAATGACTTCATTATCTTCTGGATCTGTATATTCTAATTCTACAATTTCACCAACAGACTTAGCTCTCAATTTTATAAACAAATATTCAATATCAAATGTTGCAAGTTTTTCAACATCTACATTTTCCATAATACAATTTTGAATTATTTGTTTGACAGAACTAATAGCATCTTCTGTATTATCAGATGACCTAGCCATAAGAAGAAGTTTTTCTTCTTGGACAGTAAACGGTCTTAAATTAATATTTTCTTTAGTAGAAGGTATAGTAACAGGGTATGTTGGATGTTTAATTTTGGGTAACGCCATTTCAAAGTATCCTTATATTATAAAAATGTTAAAAGATTAGAAAACTGATTTACAGCCCTGCTAGTTTGTGAAGGTGAAGTAATAAACAATAATTCTCTGATTGCTTTGAGTTCAAAATCAACACGGGCTGCAGTTGCCTCAGTTGTATAATAATTAGCTTGTGATCTCGTATCAACATAACCTGGATCTAATGTTTCTGCTGTCCAGTACGTATACGCAAAGGCAACTGGAACCTTTATCAATTGATCCGATAGTCCCCAATCAACAGGTATATCACCGATAGCTATAGGGTAAGCTTCATTGAGCGTATATGTAATAATATTTTCACCGGAATCATCAAAGTGAGATATATTTACTATACCATAATATTCTTTTGGATATGCAAATGTTTCCATTGGTACACCTTTAGATGTACCTGACGGGTTTATATTTGAATTAAAATTGTAAACAGCCTGCATCCATTGATGAAAAAATGTCAATACTTTGCCACTGGAATCATTATAAAAAGAAAGTGTGGTATCTCCAAAAGTTGTACTTGAGGGTCTTTTTTCTGAATTACCATAACCACTCATTTTAATATCTTCGGTTTGATAACTTACACCGGGCAGTAATGCACTATCACAAAGAAAGAATAAATTATAATCAGCCGGAAAAGCTCTTGGTGGATATATCTCTACAAAGAATTTTGAAGCCTTTGTAAGACCACCTGCACCATTTAAGGCACCAAGCATATCATTGATATTAAACGCCATTTATAATTATCCTTGAATCTCTGTATACTGTGCTCTTTGATTTCTTTGTAAATCTTTCTAATGGTAAGAACAAAGCAATGTCCCATTCATTAGCTGGTATTTGTAAAAATTTACTTCTTACATGACTTGAAAGATATCTTTTAACACAAGGTTTAAAATATTTATAGCGGGCTGCAGAATTTAACATTCTATAGGACATTCTTAACTTTGTGGTTTCATCATATCTTTCATTATTAACAAGCCCGTAAAGGTTATCCATCAACCTAGCTCTATAGATAGGTGGAATGTAATGTAAATTTAAACCCAAGAAACCATCTTCAGTCTTTTCAAAAGGAAATACCAGAGGAAATCTATCATAATAAGGTAGATCTTCTTTTGTTTTAGGATCATAATTAAAGAGGTAAAGAAACCCTGGTTTAATTTGCATTCTATTATATTGTTGATTCTGTCTTATGACATTTTCAACCTTAACACTTCTAATAGACAATGCTAGTTCTCTGTACCAGTCACGGGCTTCATCTGTACCTGGTTTTATGATACCACTAGTGGTTCTTCCAGTACGACCTCTTTCAAGTACGTTTGTAAATATTCCCATTAGATCTTATCTAATCCTAATTCTTTTTCTGTCATTACCTTAAACTGCCAATTTCTGTCATCACAAAACTCTTGGGCAGCCTTCCATTTAGCAACGTTGACACTATATGTTCTGGCTTCGTTTATAAATTTACGAGTTAATTTTTCTGGACTGACTGGTATCTTAGTTTGCTTTGAAGGTTTAATTTCTATTATAACAGTATTTATTGCCCCTTCAGAGGATCTCATTTTGACCCAGAAATCAGGAAAATACCTATGAACTCTCTTATCAATTGGACTAATATAAGGTATAATAATCTCTTCTGAAGACCATTGTATCACACTAGGATGAGAATCCAAGTAACGCATGAATCTCATTTCCCATAGACTTCTATAGATTATATTAGTAGGATTCCCCTTATACTTTTCAGGGGATTTAGGATGAAACTTACCTTTATATGCCATTTCAAAAATACCGATAAATAATAAGAATATTTATAGGGGTAATAATGCCAGACGAGCGTTCTTCTTCAGTCACACAATATGCATTTCCAGAGAATCAACCTCAGTTCTTTACAAGGTTGACTCTTAGAGAATATAGCAGACCAAAACCAGGTTCACAACCTACTAAAAATATAAGTGGGTATATAAGACTACCTTTGCCTACCAACCTACAAGATTCTTATAATATGGATGTTAATGGTGTATCTTTAGGTTTATTAGGTAATATCAGTAATGATCTGGTTGAGAGTAAAGATCGTATGTTAGCAGCTGGTAAATCTGCTGCAGAAGCTTTTAAAAATGCTTATAATAGTGGCGACTCGGGTACTATATCAAAATTAGCTTTTAAAACATTAGCCTTATCTCCTGGTATTTCAGATTTAGTTGGTGGTTTGACACCAGGTGTTTCAGGTCAACAGGTTCAAGCATTTGCCAGTGCACAAGCTGGGGTGGTTCGAAATCCACACTTAACTACTATTTTTGAAGGTGTCAGATTAAAAACTTATGAATTTACTTGGAGACTATCTCCAAAATCTGAATCTGAAGCTAAAAAAATGAATAAAATGATTAACTATATTAAAGCGTTTATGCATCCAGCTATCTTACAAAATTCTGGTGGTTTCGCTTTAGATTATCCTTATATTGCCAATGTTGAATTTGCAGGTCTTCCAAAAGAAGTTACTCCATTTGTAAATGATTCTTTTATTACCAGCATTGCTATTAACAGTTCAACAGGTGGCAATGTCGCACTTTTTAGAGACGGCCAACCTACAATTGTAGATATAGGAATGCACTTCCAGGAAATAAACATTCAAACAAGAGAAAATTTTGGTTACGGTTCTTCCAATTCAATGGATAGCAATAATGGTAGCTGGCAAAGAAATGGTGGTAGAGAGCAATAATGTCTATCTTTAACTATTATCCTAAAATAACCTATAATAATTTGTATGCTACAAATATAGTTGTAGAAGCAGAAGTTGTTCAGCAATATTTAAAAGATTATAATAAATTTTACACATATGTTTTAAAAGATAACGAAAGAGCAGATATTATTGCAAATAAAATATATGGTGATTCAACATTAGATTGGATAATTTATCTCTGTAATAATGTCATTGATCCTTATAAAGATTGGATCATGAATGATAAGGATTTTATTGCTTATGTTGAAAGCAAATATAATATGTCTGCTTATAAACTAGCATCTACATTAACTAGTGATACAATTGCTTACTATGAATATACAGGTCTTCCTTCTGACACTGAAGCTGAAATTGCTTCCTACAATTATACTATGACACCCTATACATAACTATAGAAAAATTTAACGGGCAAGACAAGATGAGCATCATGGCTCAATTTGTTGAAATCTCTGTTTATCAATCAATATTTGAATCATCTGTCAAAGCAGAAATGTTAATTAATGATCAGATTGGGTTATTTGTCAATTATCCATTTACAGGTGAAGAATTAGTTACCGTTTATTATCAGCAAAATAATTTAGTACAAAATACATCACCTATACCTAAAAAACTTTCTTTTATTATTAAAGGTGTAAGAAATATTGTCTCGGGTGACAGAGCTAGATCTTTAATGTATGTTGTAGATCTTGTTAGTCCTTTCTTTCTTCAAAATACTAGAAAGTATGTATCGCATGCCTATAGTAGTAAAGTTGAAAAGATGGCTGATGATTTGTTTACAGAATATGTTGCACAAGATACTCAAATCAAATTTAATTTATTTAAACAATTTGTCACCGAATCTACTGCAAAGATCAGAACAATAGTAATTCCTAATTTAAGACCTTATCAGGCTATTCAATGGTTAACTAAATTTGCTATATCACAAAATCCTGAAGATTATTATTATTTCTTATTCTATGAAGATTTAGAAAAATTTAATTTCGTTTCACTGCAAAAACTTATTGAAGATGCAACTAATACACCTGAAAAGATTAATTCACTTAGAGACAACAAATATATCTATAGATCTGATACTGAAATATCAAATCTTATGCCTTCAGGCAATCCTAATGAAAAATTAAGACAGATTACAAATATTGTTAATAATAAAAGATTTACCTCAATTGAAAAAGTTGCTGGTGGTTATTACCAAAATGAATTGTTTGAAATAAGTTTACTGCAAAAATCTTTCAAGAGTACTGTTACTGAACTTAAAGCCTCTAATGACAGTAAATTTAATTTGGGTAAACATCCACTTAATACTCCAGAATATATTGAATATATTAAGAATGAAAAATCTGAATCAGAGTACGCTAATCGCATCAGATATATTGTAAATAATTATCAAAATACTGATTCTGATGAAGGAATGACACAACCATATTATAGAGAAAAATTTGGACGTGTTACAAAAAAAATATATGCTCTAAATCAAATAGATCTTTCTTTTACAATACCAGCTAATATGGATATAAAAGCAGGAGATATTATCTATTGTGACATTCCAGAAAATCATGGATTTAATATTGTATTATCTGATATCTATCTTTCAGGGTTTTTTGTAGTTGCTGAAGTAAAACAAGTTATTGCATCTGGTTATAGAGCAGCTACATCAATTAGAGTACATAAAGATGGATACCTATCTAGACTTCTTGAGACATCTGAATATAACACATCTGTATCAACACCGCGCGTTGGTTCTAATGGTAAGATATTAGGAACAGTATAATGTTGAATGATGATTTCTATGGAGATAGATTTAGGTGGTGGGTTGGGGTAGTCAAGCAAGTTGCTGATGATAGAGCTCGTGTTCGCGTAAGAATCTTTGGTATTCATCCTACTGAAAATAATGAAAAAGTATCAGATGGGGATCTACCTTGGGCTCTTGTTCTTTATCCAACAACAGGTAGTCAAACCTCAGGTGGCAATCTAAGCCATAATCTTGTTAATGGTTCTTGGGTGGTTGGTATGTTTGCAGATGGTGTTGATTCACAACAGCCCATTATTCTTGGGGTTGTTAATGGTGGTCAAGGATCAATCAATAGTTCATCTAGCCCCGAAGGTGTCAATACATCACAAGGTTCCTCACCAATCAATGTTCCCTCTAGTAGAGATAGTGCGCCATCAACTACACAGTTGACAGGTAGTGATAACGCAAAGAAAGCTTATAATTATTTCTGGGAGAGAATTGCTAAAGAAGGTTCCGCAACAGGTGATAAGAAAATACTTTGTGCAGCTATCGTAGGCAATCTACAAATTGAATCGGGCAATAACATTGACCCACAAGCCTATAACCCCAATGACAAGGGTGCAGTATCTGCTGGAATAGCACAATGGCAGAAAGATAGATTGATCAATTTGTGTAGATTTTGTGGACTTGGTGTTGTACCCCAGAAAGGTGGGTTACCTCCTTTAGAACAACAATTAGATTTTATATGGCACGAATTTCATTCTCCAGAAAAGAGAGCTTACGGTAAATTATTAGGTTCTACAAGTCTTGAGGATGCAGTAGTTGCTATGATATATTATGAAAGAGATGCATCGTATCAAAAAATTGGAGGAGCGTGGACTGTAAATACAACATCTCCTTTTTATACAAAAAAATTAATACAAGCTCAAAAAGTACTATCAAGTTTTAGTTATACTGGAGCATCATCAAATCAAGGACGTGAAAGATAATGCAAGAGGTAAGCCCAGAAGCAGTGGCATATAGTAAAAATTTAGATTTTTCCTTTTCTAATACTTTAAGAAATGAAAATGTAAATTTAAATAACTATAATAGTTATACATTTATTATTGACGTTGATGGAACAGTTTATCAAGGTGCTAATGCTAGTGAATCACAAGCATCAATTGTTATTATTGGAGGCATAGATAAATTCATGCATTCAAAATCAACATCACTTGCTTCAAATTTCTTTTTGACAGAACAGCAAACAATCTATACAAATACAGCTTTAATATCTAGTGATAATGATACATTAGAACAAGCTTTAAATTCACTCTATAATAATTATTGCGGATAACATGTCTATAGATAGATTTGCAGATGATCCTTCCCTAGTAAAAAAAGTTACAGACCCAGAAGGTGATAGTTCTGGTAGAAATGATGGGCCTCAATTAATTGGAACTGGTAATCCAGCTCCGTATTATGAAGTATCTGTTTCTGATAAACCTGGTCAAGCAAGTGATCAAACAATAACCCATACAGGACCGAGTGCTGGTAATATGGGTGGTGTTGGTAGTGCAACTGATGTTCAAGGTTTTGTTTCAGCAACAGGTAACAAAGTTATTATTGATAATACATTTGGTTCTGATACAATTACTATGCAACATCATAGTGGTGCAGCAATTGTAATTGATTCAGACGGTTCTATACATCTTATATCAACTGGTAAAAAAGGTGTAGGTGTAATATCACCTCGAGGTGATTTGACAGTTTATGCACAAGGTCATCTTATACTTAAAGGTGATGGTAAAGTTACAATTGAATCACAAGGTGATATGGATTTTAATGTTGGTGGTAGTTTAGGTATTCATGTAGGAAGAAATATGATCACTTCTGTTAGAGATGGTTCATCTGAAGAGGTGATATACAACGGAAGCAAGGTTGTTGAAGTTGCCAAAGATATGAGTACCATGGTTGCAGGTGATAATAGAATCACTGCAGCCGGTAAAATGCAAATTCAAACTCCAAATACATTAGATATTGATGCTGCTAAAAACCTAACTATCAGATCTGATAAAACTGTTGAACTAGATGCACAACAAAATATAGGTCTTTATGCAAAAGAAAAAGTAAGTATAAATGCAAAAGATACTTTAGAAGTTGTATCTGAAGGTGCAATGACTCTTTCTACTAAAGATGATTTTGCTTTGAAAGCTGATGGTACAGCCAAGTTATCATCGACAAGTGCTGCATCAATTCATTCAACTTCAACTATAGATGTTTTAGCTTCAGCTAAAGTTAATATTAAAGGCTCAGCTACAGATATCCAAATAAGTGGGTCACCTTCTGTTGATTCTGCAACTGATCCAGGACCTGCACAGCTAGCACAATATCCGACAGCAGATACTATTATTAAAAATATAACTTCATTGCTTGATGCTCCTGACTTTCCTCTTAATGCAGCTACTATGTCAGCAGAAGAAATGTCACTTTATAAAAATGAAGGTGGCAATCCAAATCCAAAAGCTGAAGCTTATGCTGCAGGCAATAAGGGTGCAGGTGTATCTTATCAATCAACTGATACTGGTATAACAGCAGAGGCGATAGCCTCTGGTATTTACGATAGACCAGCAGGAATTTCTGATGGTAATGGTATATCTGAAACACCGGGTATACCTCTACCAAGTTCAATTTATAATAGTAACGAACAATTATCAAGGCATGTTAAAGTTGGTCAAATAATTGGTATTCATAATGCTCCTCAATCTGAAATTAAAAACATATTAACTGCAGCACAAAACGTTGCCTGGAATATTCTAGATCCTTTATATGAAAAGTTTGGTGCAAGAGTTTATATTTCATCTTGGTGGAGACCAAAATCAACCAACCATTCAACGGGTGGTGCTGTTGATATTAGATGTTCTAATAAACCAGACTATGGGTTTACAGCAGAGATTGCATCTTATGTTAGAGACAATCTTCCTTATAGTAAAGTTCTTTTAGAAAAAAATGATGAAGGTGGTATTCATGTTCATGTAGAAGCTGCTAAACCAGGTCAAAGAGGAGGAGGTACTGTTCTTACATGTGCTGATCCACACTGTTATAGTTCAATTCCTGGATTGAAACTTTCATATGCGGTTGCTGCATTGCAAGGAAGAAAGATAGTAGGATAATGGCTGGTTCTAGAGATGATAACTTAATTGCTGCTGCCGTTCCAAATCCTGTTGTTGGTCAGACATACACAATAAGTGGGAGAGAAGTTGCCTACGGCGGATCAGATAAATCTAACTCATCAAGTACACAAACCCCGGGTTCTTCAGGGTCAAATAACACCCGTATTAATAAAGACACCTTAGCTTTAATTCAAAAGGGATTTATTAGTCAACCCGGATTTTATGGTAATCAGGAATTAAAAGCTTCAAATGACAGTTTTAATAATGCAGTGCAAATTGGTGCACAATTATTTGGAAGCGGAGCATCATTAAGAAATACTACAGCTCCTGCTAACTATGTTCGTACCGATAGTAATTATATTTTAACAACATTAGAAAAACAAGCTATTCAAAGAAAATCTCAAGAACTTGCATCTTATGGTATTATACCTTACGATGCTTTAGAAAATTTCTTTTATATTTTAGCTGCTAATGAAAATTACAATAATTTAGTAGAAATCTCTAACACCATTGGTGTACCAGAATTAGCAGATAAAAAATATATTAGAAATATTATAGGTGTTGTAGGCATTCCGGATATCTATAAAATAGGTTATTTGAGCCAAGGAGTAGCTTCAGTAAATCAAAGATATAGTTATCAATATGCTCATATGTCACAATATGATGATATTTCAAAGAGTAGTATTGGAGATACATTACAAGCCGCTGAACTTGGTATAGCATTGGGGGTATTAGGTCCTTCTATAGTTTCAACAGCCTACCAAAATCAAGGTTATAGAGGTAATTTGGGTGGATTTCCTGGATTATCCACTAGCTCAATTGGAAATGCAATTAATACTTATGTTGGTGTTGCAGGAGGTACAGCTTCCGTTGCTGCACTGGCATCAGTTTCAAATCCAACTACGTCTGTTCCTTCTCTTGCAGCTATTGCAGGTGGTGCAGCTATTGGAAATTTATTAAATCAAACACCACTGGGTGGTGCTTTAGGTTCTTTGGGTTCTTTGGGTGGAGTTGTAGCAGGTGCATTACTATCCCAGTCGGGTGGTGGTGCGATGGGGGGATTTTTATCTGAGGTGCTTATAGGAACTAGAATAGCTACTTCTAAAAGAGCAAATAACCCAATGTTGCAGCCACCATCATATGCTGGTAAAAGTTTCTTTGGAGAGGCTCCTGTTGCCTTACCAGCCATTGATCAAATCTTTAGTAGAAGAATAGGTGCATTTTCATCTATGGGTGGTGGAAGTGGAGTTGTAAGTTTTGGAATGCAGAACTTTGCTTCTTTTGGGGGTTCTTTACCAATCTCCTCAATTGTCTCTAGAATGGTAACAGGTTCATCTACATTACCTCCTCAGAATACTTATTTTGGCCAACATGTAGCAACTATGAATAGCAATCTCTGTAATGTTATGAATGTACCTTCTGATTCTATGATAGAAATGAGAAGATCAGATAATGCAATTCCTTTTATGTTAGGATTTAGCGCAGTAATGGTGGGTGAAACCTTCTCACCATTTGGCTCCTCTCCTTTTACTGGGGGTTGGAGACTTGCAGCTTCTACAGCAAATGATATTCAAAGATATAACCCTGCATATCTGAGGGCTGTTCAAACATCATTATAAATAGTTTTATGGCAACATCAACAGTATTTTACTCAGATATACCTACTAATTTTGATGTCCACCCTATTAAGGAGGACTTGGTGCTTCTCTTTAATGAGAATGCAGTCAAAAAGTCTATCCGTAATTTACTATTGACCGATCCTTATGAAAGATTTTTTAATCCTGGAATTGGGGCAGGTATTCGCCAAAGTCTTTTTGAAAATATAGGACCCGACACTGAATATATTTTAAAAGAAAGAATTAGAGAAACAATTATTAATTATGAACCAAGAGCCAATCTTTATAGTGTAACTGTAAAGGCCCTGCCTGATGAAAACTCTTATTCTGCAACTATAGTTTTTTCTGTAGTAAATAATACCACACCGGTCACATTAGACCTAGTTCTAAGAAGAGTAAGATAATGGCAAATACAGGGTTTTTAAGTGTTTCTGAATTAAGCTTTGATGGTATCAAAAGCAACTTAAAGACATTTTTAAAGAGTAAAACCGAATTCAAAGATTATGACTTTGAAGGCTCGAATCTTAGTGCTCTTTTAGATTTGTTGGCGTATAATTCATATATGAATTCCTATTATCTTAACATGATAGGAAGTGAGATGTTCCTGGATTCATCACGTCTTAAGGAATCAGTTGTTTCACATGCTAAGGAATTAAATTACATTCCACGTTCAAGAACATCAGCTCAAGCTTTAGTGACATTCAATGTCAATACTGGAACAGCGACACCTTCATTTGTAGTTATTCCTGAGAATTATGTTGTAAGAACAGCTGTTGATGGTGTTAATTATACTTTTACTACCGACGAAAATATTATCATCAACAGAAACAATGGATACTATACAAGTGACCCTGTTTACATATACGAAGGTAAAATAGTTACAGAATATTTTAATGTAGCTAATACATCAACATTTGTGTTAAATTCAGAAAATGTTGATACAAATAGTATTAAAGTCACTGTTATAAATTCCTCAACAGATTCTTCAAATACAGTCTACAAACAAGCTTATAATTTATATGGTCTAGATCCTTCATCTAAGGTTTTCTTTATTGAAGGTGCTTTAACAAATCAATATGCTATTACATTTGGTGATGGTGTGCTTGGAAATAAACTAGTAAATGGTAATATTGTAAAAGTAAAATACAGATCAACAAATGGTGAAGCGGCAAACAAGGCAAGTTCATTTACTGCAACAACAAAAATAGATAATTTGTACTCCGTAACTGTTTCTACTAATGAAATTGCATCTGTTGGGTCTGAGAGAGAAAGTATTGAATCAGTAAGATTCAATGCACCAAGACATTTCACAACACAAAACAGAGCTGTTACTAAAGAAGATTATACTAATCTTGTATTGCAGAATTTTCCTCAAATTAAAACAGTAAATGTCTATGGTGGCGAAGATGCCGATCCACCACAATTTGGTAAAGTCATCATTACAGCTATTCCATATGGAACTTCAACTATTCTTTCTACAGAATTAAAAAATAGTGTGGTTGCATTTCTTACACCAAAGAATATTACTGCAGAACCTGTCATTATAGATCCTGAGTATCTATTTGTTGAAATTGTATCAGATGTAAAATATGATCCTACATTAACATCCAAGAGTACCCAACTTCTTAAAACAGAGGTTCTCAATCAAATTATTCAGTATGATACATTACATTTAAATAATTTCGGTGATGATTTGAGAAAATCAAAATTACTCTCAATGATAGATTCTGCTGACGAATCAATTGTAAGTAATCAAACTAATTTGAGGGTTATCTATAAAATTACACCAACAAGAACAATCACAAACAGATATAATTTTACATACGGTAATGCAATTTATAGACCTGTTCCAAAATTATATACTGACGATGAATCAGAGGTTATAGTATCAAATTTATTTACTTATAATAAAGATGGTGCACTTTATCAAGCTCGTATTTCGGATGATGGAATAGGTAATCTAAGAGTGTATTTCTTATCACCCAATTCAACAAAAGTTATTCTTGAAAGTAATATAGGAACTATTGATTATTTGACCGGAGATATGTTATTTAATATCAATCCTTTTGATTACACAAACAGTATTGACATTTATGCAAAATTAAACTATGATGATATAATAGTTCAGCAAAATAAATTTTTAAAAATTGATTATGATAAAGTTTCTATTTCTATTAATGTGTTTAACCAATAATGCAAGTTGATTTAAAAGAAATTGCACCATTAGTAGCTCAACAATTTCCAGCCTTCTATCAGGAAGAAGGTGAAAATTTTATTCAATTTGTTAAGGCTTACTATGAGTGGATGGATCAAGAAGGTGCTACTTATAAATCAAGAAGGCTTCTTGAATACACTGATATAAATGAAGTAACAGACGAATACATAGATTATTTTCTTAAAAAATATATGAGAGGTATTCCTAAGAATATTCTCGCTGATAAAAGATTACTAGAAAAACATATTATAGATGTTTATCGTTCAAAAGGTTCCATTGAGGGTCTTAAATTACTTTTTAGACTTCTATACAATCTAGAAATAAATGTATATCTTCCGCAAAAAGATATGCTTAGAACCTCTGATGGAAAATGGATAAGAAATAAGTATCTTGAAGTAGAAGAAAGAAGTTCCAATAGTAGTTATAATAAAAAATTAATTAGAGGAACTACTTCAGGTGCGACAGCATATGTATCTTCTGCTACAAAAGTTAACACAGGCCAACAATTAGCTCATGTTTTTTATCTTTCTGATATTACAACTGGTAGTACAGGAAGTTCGTTTGTTGTTGGTGAATATTTAGTTTACGATGGATTAGATATTAAAGATGCTACTTTAATCAAAGGTTCAGCTGTTGGCGCCTCAATAATTTTTTCATCAGAAGATCATGCACCAGGTGATATCCTTTTAACGTCAAATACTACTGGTGAAGGCCTTAAATTTAACGTTAGTTCAATACTACAAAATGACACGGCCAAGGGATATATTAATTTTAAATTGGTAGATGGTGGTTACGGATATGCAATTGACTCTCCTGTAACTGTAAGTTATAAGACAGCGTCTTCAGGTAATGGGGCAATATTCAAAGTAAAATCCCTTGCTAATACAATTACTTTTCCTTATAATATAAATCCATTAACATTTGCCAATGGACTTTCATTCGCTAATACACTCATATCAGCAAATGATTATGGTGTTACCATGTACCTTGCTAATTCCCAATCAATTATTGGTACGGCTTTAACTTCAGCTAATATTACAATTGGATCTATTGCTTCTCTTGGTGGTGCTTCTTCTGGTGATCATAATTATAATGGTTCAGTTCAAACAAACGTGTTTGAAAAAAGGGTTCATGGATATGGTATAATTGATAGTAAAGGTAAAATATGGGGCAATAATGCCATAATTACCGGAGAATTGGCAACAGGTAATGGCGTCATCAAGAGTGTTGAACTAGTTTCATCTGGTCTTGGATATAATACACAGGGTGAAGTGCTTGTTTTTTATAATGAAAATGACGATCTAAAAACTGCTGAATTAACATTGGAAATTGGTGCTATTGGATATGAAGAAGGTTTCTGGGCAGACGAAAGTAGTTTCTTAAACGCAGATAAGTATATTACAGATAGTGATTATTACCAAGAATATTCATATGAAATTCAATTTGAAAAATCTCTTGATAAATATATTAATGTATTAAAACAAGTTATGCATCCTGTAGGAAATAGAGTTTTTAGCAGACCAATTCTTATTGATAGTAAACAATCTGATGAAATTATACAGACCGAAACCTTGGTGGTAAACACTTAATGACTGGTATTTTTAATCAAAATATTAAAGCAAAATTTGTAAAGAATTTTATTGATGATGTAGCAAACACATCATCAAATTACTATATTACTTTTGGAAAATTCTTTGAGTGGCCCGACGATAATATACCTCCCTCAACAAACTCATCTATCACCGGAACACACAAGAAAAAAACTTGGACGGCGAACACAGTCTACGATTATTATGATGATACTGATCAAGCCTTATATTCAAAAAATTATTATGTGGTAACAAGTTTAAATAGAGTATACAAGTGCTTGTTCAACAACTATGGGGTTCCATCAACTGATGAGCCAACATTGACTGTGAGTGGTGGTGATTTTGATACTGCTGATGGTTATAAGTGGAAATATCTTTATACTATCAATGGTGCACAGTCAAACAAATTTACTACTAATGATTTTATCCCCATTATACCTTCTCCTGTAGTTTCACAGTTTGCTGAAAACGGTGCTTTACATGTTATTGAAGTAACTAAAAATGGTAATAATTATACTACAGCAAACGGTTACATTGATAATGTTATAAGCAATACATTTTTTAAAATTGCAAATACCAATTCATCTACATTAAGTGGAGCCTACACAGACTCCACATTTTACATTTATTCGGGTGGCGGAGCCGGAAGCCTTTCACCAATCAATAATTATATAGTAAATACTACAGGTAAATTTGTCTCAACTACCAATCCTATTATTGGGGTTGATAGTACATCTCTTTATAGAATTGATCCTCAGGTGAAGATTGTAGGAGATGGGACTGGCGCTGCAGCAGTTGCAGATGTAGACGCCAATACGGGTAAAATTACTTCTGTTACAGTTGTAAGCAGAGGTTTAAATTATACATATGCTAATGTTACAATTACAAATAATACTTATTTCGGATCTGATGCAACAGCTCGAGCCATTATCTCACCTAAGGATGGACATGGTTCAGATGCTGTTTACGAATTGGGGTGTAATACTTTAGGCATTTCCATCAGTACAAATGTAGGTGATAATTTTCCAGATTGGGTAAATTACCGCCAAATTGCATTAATTAATAACCCGGTTGCAGTATCTAATCTATCTACATTCAGTGCTGCGACATTTAACCAAATGTTAAATTTTGGTATCTTAAGCTACGCAGGTGGTTTATTTGACCCTGGTGAAATTGTGCAGGGCTTTACTAGTAAGGCAACAGCAACAGTAGCTCACATGGATTCTTCAAAACTTTATGTTCTTGAGGATGTGGGGACATTTCAACCATTTGAAACACTAACGTCTCTTACTACTGGTAAAACATGCATTATTACAACAATAAATAATAAAGATTTAGTTCCGTATTCATCAACAGTTTATTACTATAAAAATATACAACCAATTAGTAGAACTGGTGTGAAGTCTGAAGATGTAAAATTATACTTTAATTTCTAAGGGAATAAAATGGCTGATTTGCAGACCAACTTGAATGTAGCTCCTTTTTATGATGACTATGATGAAAACAAACAATATTATAGAATATTGTTTCGTCCATCGACAGCTGTACAGGCTCGTGAATTAACACAGCTTCAAACTATTCTCCAGAAACAAATTTCAAGATTTGGTGATAGTATCTATAAAGATGGAAGTATTGTTGAAGGTTGTAATTTTACTCAATATCCCAATATTCCTCAGGTAAGATTTAAAGATAGTAATACATCTACACTAGATTTTTCTACTCTTATTTTAGGCAATTCTGATACAGCAAATAATGTTACACACTTATCTAATTCACATCTTTTGGTTTCTAACACAACAGGTTTAAGAGCTGCCGTGTTTGAAGCAAAAGTTGGCGCAGAATCTGCTGTTGATGCTGGTAGTTATGATACAAACAGAGCTTATGTATTATATCTAAATTCAGGTAATAATTTAGGTACACAAGTAAGCACATTCAGTACAACTAGTGAACAAATTGATGTTTATTCTTCAACTCAAGACAAAACTGGCCCATTAAGTTCTGCTAATTATCTTGGTTCAATTTATACACTGAACTCAAATTCAAGTGTCAATGCTCTAAGTGTGGGACATGGTATTCATATTGGTCAAGGTGTTATTTACCAAAAAGGTTTCTTTATTAAATCTAACCCAGGTAACTTTATAATCAAAGAACATTCTTCTAATGTTGCGGGTATCAAGGTTGGGTTTAGTACTGCAGAATATATTGTAAAACCTGCAGAAGATCCTTCATTATATGATAATTCAATTGGTAGTCCAAACTATAGTGCACCAGGTGCTTATAGATTAAAATTAGTTCCTTCATTGGTATCTTATGATTCTTCAAACACACAAGTTACAATTCCAACTGGATTTTTACCTATTGTAGATTTTAGTGGAGCAACTTCTGCTGCACCAGTTCTTACTGCTGAAGATCCAGTGTATAGTAAAATTGGTGAAGCAATTGCACAAAGAACAAAAGAAGAATCTGGTGATTATATTGCAAAACCTTTTCAATTAAATGTTGAAGCCTCTGGTAATCCCAATACATTTTATTATACCCTATCACCAGGTATTGCTTATATTGATGGTTACAGGGTTGAATATAAAGCACCAAGAAGAATAGAGGTTCCAAGAGGTGTAAGTTCTCAAGATTTGTTAAATGAAATTGCCACCGTTAATTTTGGTAACTACATATTTGTTAACGATGTTGCGGGTATATTTGATATTGGCGGATTGCAATCTGTTAACATTTATGATACAAAACAAGAAGTTCTTTCAAAAAATATTACTGCATCTAGTCCTTTGGGTACACTTGTTGGAACTGCAACAGTTCGTGCTTTTAAATATTATTCTGGTACAAAAGGTACACCTAACGCCCAGTATAGATTATACATTACCAATGTAAGAATGAACACTGGTTACAGTTTTGCAACTGATGCAAAAAGCTTTTATGTCGATGGTACATATGGAAAAGTGTTTGCCGATATTGTTTTAACAAACGGCAAAGCTCAAATTCAAGGTAATCTTGGCAATCTAATATACGATACAGGTCTTACTGGAATAAAAAGGCTAACAAGTAATTCTGGTGTTAATGGAACATCATATGTATATCGTGATACAAGTTCAGCTGAGAATCTTACTAGAACTGGTGGTAAGGCCGCTGCAACATTTACGTTAGGTTCTGATAGATATAACTACGGTGTTGGTACAATTGATGATATTGCAGCTGAAAACATCAATATCTTTTTTAATACTGATGTAACTGCAAATCTATTCTCGTCTACTGTATATCCAGGATCAATTGGCGGCGTATCAAACTCAACTTGTAGTAATGTTACAGTTGGATCTGTTAATGCTGGTTTTGATACAATACTTCAAACAGGTCATAATATTAAATTATATTCTACAGCAACTGGTACAACCTATCACACAATTACAGCTGTAAATGGTGCTAATAGTATTACATTGACACCTAATATTAGTGCTACCGCCGTACCTGGTGATGGAACAATTTCACTTTATAGATTCTTTAAGAAAGGATCTCTAGTTGACTTTACAGGTAGTGGTAATACAATAACTTTTGCACAGGTCTCAGGTGTTGTTACTCAGATGTCTGTTGATATTGCTATAGATCCTGATACTACTACAACTTACTCTATAAGAGCTCAAACTCCTATCTTAAGAACATCTGCTGTTCCTATTAAAAAGGATGTAAAGAAAGATAGATATGTAAACATCAATTGTGCAAGTCATCCAGCAGGTTCAACAGGGCCTTGGTCATTGGGTCTTCCTGATGTTTATAAAGTTACTTCAGTTTACTATGGTGCTGGTTTTGGAAATACATATCCAGATAAAGTTGATTGGTTTAATTTTGATAATGGTCAAACAGATAATTATTATGGTCTTGCACAAATTTCTGTCAAACCTCAATATAAATCACAAATTACTTCAGCAACAAGATTGACAGTAAAGCTAGACCATCTTTCACCTAATATTACATCATCACAAGCAACATTTATGTCTGTTGACTCATATCCGGTTGATGATGCAAATCCAGCAAACACTATTGCCATTGCAACAGCAGAAATTCCTGTGTATAAAGATCTTTCAGGTGGAATTTATGATCTAAGAAATTTCATTGATGTAAGACCTATTATTACTAATACAGCAGTAAGTTCTACTACATCTGCAGGAGCAACTATTAATCCAGCAAATAATGTTACAACATTCTATGCTCCAGCTTTCGCCGCAGCAATTGAACCTGATTCGAATTTTGAATATAACGTAGAATTTTATCTACCAAGATATGATGCATTGTTAATTACAAAGGACGGTAATATGATGGTTAAATCAGGTACACCGTCTTTCAATCCTAAACAACCAACGCTAAATAGTTCAGGAATGAAAATAGCTGATATTTACGTGCCTCCTTATCCATCATTGACGTTTACAGAAGCAGAATAATATGACTTATAAAAGAAAAGATATAGCCGTTCAGGTTGGTATTAATACTATCAAAGGTTACACCATGAAAGAAATTGGTGCGCTCGAAGATAGAATTAGAAAACTTGAATATTATACTGTTCTTAATGCTTTGGCTCTAGATACCAAAACAACATCAATACAAAATGATCAAGGTATTGAGCGTTTTAAAAACGGTATTTTTGCTGATCCGTTCAATGATGATACTATTATGAATACTCAATCACCTGAATTGAATATAGGTATCAGTTCTAAACTTTCTCTTGCCAGACCGAATTTCTATGAAAAATTTATTGGATTTGAGGTAGATAAAACAACAAGTTCAAATATAAAAATATCTGGTAGATTATTGACATTAGATTACACCAATGTCAAATTAGGTGGAAACCCACACGCCACTACCACACGCAATTGTGCGGAGACTTTTTATAATTTTAAGGGTGCTTTAGAAATATATCCAACTTTTGATAATACTAATGTTAACACACAAGCAGCAGATCAGACTATCGTCAATGATCAAGCTAAAGCATTTTCTGATGCAGCTGCAGCTGGTGCGTTTAAAGATATTGACACTACATATAGTAACCCAGCAATTGTTAATAAAAAAGGTAGTACAAATTATTGGCAATCAAATACAACAATAACAATTAGAGATATTAAAGTTGAAAGTCAAAAATTACCACCTCAAGATCTAGGTGATTTCGTTAAAGATGTATCTTTAATGCCTTATATGGTAGGAAGAAAACTTGCTATAATTGCAAGTAATTTAAAACCTAATACAAAATTGTATCCGTTTTTTGATAGACAACCTGTTTCTCAATATTGCTCACCTGCGGTGTATGCACCGGGATTGTTAGATGGAAATGGAAATGTAATACCTTCTGCATTTGCAGAAGCAAGTCATAGTGTCGACCCAAGTTCTATACTACAACAAAAAGGATCATTGGGTGATCAATTAGTATCTGATGATAAAGGAAGGGTTGTTTTAATTTTCAATCTGCCATCTAATACATTTAGAGCAGGAGAAAGAGTATTCCTTCTTATTGATCAAAGTGATATAACTGCTACTAGTTCTATATTAACAAGTGCTGAAGGTACTTATCACTCATCATCTCTATCGACAACCAAACAGAACTTAAAATACCAAGTAATTGAACCTAAATTTACACCTGATACTAGTACAGCACCAGGCACTCCGCTCACTTGGCAAACTACAGACCCCCCTCCTGTTCAGCAAACTGTTGGGGGTGGTACTGGAACACACGATGCAGG